TAATGTAATCATTTTACATTGTAAAATTAAAAAGGCGAGGCCTCAAAACCTCGCCTTTTTTTATGCACTAAATACTAATATGAAAACATTTTTTAAGGCAATTTTAGGTGTGGTTGTAATAGGCTCTTTTATAGGACTATTAGCATATGGCCTGAACTATCTACAAAAACCTGGCCCTTTAGAAAACATAGAAAAAAGAATGGACGAAGCTGCTGAAAAAGAGAGTGTCCTTACTGATAAAGAAGTCGAGTTAAAACAAACATCTCAAAATAAAGAATGGGAAGAAGTAGATAAGGAAACAGATAAATAGTAGTATGACAACTACAAAATCATACGATAGACAACCTACAAAGTTAGATTACGCTAGCCCTACTCAATTTAAATTTAATGTAATCAAACTACCAAAAGTAACTTATTTCTGTACACAAGTAAATGTACCAGGTATAACACTAGGTGGCACAATAGATCAAGTAACTAGATTTAAAGACATACCACAACCAGGTGATAAGTTGACTTATGGTGAATTAAATATGACATTTTTGGTAGATGAAAATTTAGAAAACTACCAAGAGATACACGGTTGGCTAGTTGGTTTAGGTTTTCCTAGAGATCATTCAGAGTTTCAAAATTTAGTCGGTGCTGGTTCGGATAGATTTCCTATATCAAATGAAAGTGTATCAACAGAACCAGGCAAGGTTAAGTTTGGTACAACAGACCAAGGACCAATTTTTTCAGACGCCACATTAACGGTATTGTCTAGTAAAAATAACCCACAAGTAGAGATAAGATTTAGAGATTTGTTTCCTGTTTCTTTAACAGGATTACAATACGACCAACAAGCAACAGATGTAGAATATCTAACATCAACGGTAACATTTAGATATACAATATATGACTTTGCTAATGTTGGTTCATCAACGACACAAGTTACAACCTCATAAACATTGACTTTTTAGTCAGTTTATGTTATATTGAATATATTATGGATTTAGAACAATTACAATTACAAGCTGATAAAGATTTAAAGATTAATGATACTGAACTAGATTTAGAGTCGTTAAAAACACCTCAATTACACAACCAATATATGAAACACTTAACAAAATTTAAGTTAATGTTAAGTCGTGCTGAAACTGAATTTAATACTATGAAAAGAGAAAAGTGGGAATATTATACAGGAAAAGCACCTGCTGAAATATATGCTGAGAAACCATTTGATTTAAAAATTTTAAGAACTGATATAGATAAGTATTTAGAATCTGATACTGAATTACAAAAGGCCAAACAAAAAGTTGATTACCTTGACACAACGGTAGATTTTTTAGATAGAACTATACGACAAATAGCAAATCGTGGTTTTACAATAAAGAACGCTATAGACTGGAGAAAGTTTACTAGTGGCGCTATCTAAAAATGACAACAACCCGATATTTAATCATAGATAAAATAGACGAAGTATATCTTAAAATTGAAGCAGACGCTGACATAAGACGAGAGTTAGGCGAATACTTTACTTTTGAGGTACCTGGTTTTAAGTTTATGCCACAATTTAGAAATAGGGTGTGGGACGGAAAGATTAGATTATTCTCATATGCGACTGGAAAAATTTATACAGGTTTATATCACTATATCATAAACTGGTGTAATGAAAATAATGTACAGGTTGTTGATGGTACCAAGATTAAAGATACTAATGTTGATGATAATAAGATAGAACAATTTATCAAAGCACTAAAAATACCAAACATTGAAGTAAGAGATTATCAAAAAGAGGCCTTTGTTCACGCTGTTAAAAAAAATAGATGTTTACTATTGTCGCCAACTGCCTCTGGTAAATCCCTTATAATATACTTAATAGTGATTTTCAATTTATTAAGACTAAAAGAAAGTAAACAAAACAAGATATTAATTGTTGTACCAACTACATCACTGGTAGAACAACTGTTTAAGGACTTTAAAGATTATGGTTATAATAGTGAAAGAAATGTACATAAGATATATCAAGGCCACGATAAAGAAACTAGTAAACGAGTTATCATAACAACTTGGCAATCAATTTACAATATGCCTAAAAAGTGGTTTTCAGATATTGGCACGGTTATAGGTGACGAGGCACACTTGTTTAAGGCCGTTTCTTTAACAAAGATAATGACTAAGCTTACAAAATGTAAATATAGAGTTGGTCTAACTGGTACTTTAGACGGTACAAAAACACATAAATTAGTATTAGAGGGTTTATTTGGTAATGTAAACAAGGTAGTATCCACAACGGAACTTCAGGAGAAAGGAAAACTAGCGGCTCTAAAGATATTCTGTTTGGTCTTACAACACGGTAAAACGGAAAGAGACTTTTTAAAAGATAAGACTTACCAAGAAGAAATGGATTACTTGGTATCTAATACAAAAAGAAACAAGTATATTAGAAACTTGGTGACAGGACTACAAGGTAATACACTATGTTTGTTTCAATATGTAGAAAAACACGGACAAACATTAAAAGAAATGATAGAGGAAAAAGCAGATGATAAAAAGATTTTTTATGTACACGGAGGCATTGAAGCGGAAGAACGAGAAAAGATTAGATTTATTACAGAAAAAAGTGACAACGCTATTATCGTTGCGAGTTTTGGGACTTTCTCTACCGGCATTAATATTAGGAATCTTCATAACATTGTTTTTGCTAGTCCTAGTAAATCCAGGATAAGAAACCTACAATCTATTGGTAGAGGTTTAAGATTAAAAGATGATAACTCTGAAGCGACATTATACGACATAGCAGACGATATATCATATAAAGAAAAAGAAAATTATACTTTGGCACACTTTAGAGAACGAATAAATATTTACAACGAAGAAGATTTTGATTATGAAATTCATAACATTGATTTAAAATAATGCATCAACCTATGGAACACATAAAAATAATTAAACTAGTAAACGGCGATGATATAGTCTGTTCTTTTCCAAAAAAACAACTAGAACAAAAATCGCCTTTAATTAGAATTGTAAAACCACTATTGATTAAATATGTGCCTCAACTTACTTCTATGGGTATAAAAGATTATATTGCTCTTATTAAATGGGCGGCCTATACTAACGATACGGTAATTACCATACCAAAAGATAAGATACTTACAATAACTAATGCCAGCTCGGAGATGGGGAAATCATACGAACATATGGCCTCTGGTTATGAGAAACTTGATACACCGAAAAAAGACAATGATGTCTATAAAAGACAAGCTCTTACAGATGAAGATAATAAGAAGTTAAATGAGATATTTGATGAAGTTGGCGATAATGATGAATTTAATGAACACACTCCTCTATTTAAAAAGAAGACTTTACACTAGGGTACCAGGAGCTCTCTCTCAAAGGGCTACACCCCTATTATATACAAAATTAACAAAAAGTCAATGCTGATATGAAACGAAGAAACTATATTGCTAAAGAACTGTTGACACCAAAATTTAAACCGAAAATCGTCAAACCTAAAAAAGGTAAAGGTAGTTTTAAACGAAAAAAAGTCAACACAAGCTTGACAAATAAGACAACATAGAGTATATTATATATTATGAAAAGATCAAAGAAAAAGCCCGAACATTATGTTAATAATGCTGATTTTTTAGAAGCTATGAAAGGCTATAAAAAAACAGTTGACAAAGCCAAAAAAGAAAAGAAAGACAAACCACCGGTAACAGATTATATTGGTAGTTGTTTTTTAAAAATAGCCAACCACTTATCATACAGACCTAACTTTATAAATTATACATTTAGAGATGATATGATTTCTGATGGTATAGAGAATTGTTTACAATACCTAGATAATTTTAATCCAGCAAAATCAAACAATCCTTTTGCTTATTTTACACAAATAATTTACTACGCCTTTATTAGAAGAATACAAAAAGAAAAGAAACAGGTTACAATTAAACAAAGACTAATACACGAAAATAATTTAGATGACTTTACTTTACAACCTGGTGATGATGGTGGTGAATTTAAGAGCCAGTTTAGAGAATTTTTACAAAAGAATACAAAGTTAGAAGAACCAATTAAAAAAGAAAAAAAGAAAAAAAAGAAAACTAAATCTGGTCCTTTAGGTTAATATGAAAATAGCATTATTGAATGACACCCATTTTGGTTGTCGAAACGACTCACCAGCGTTTATGAATTATCACAATCGTTTTTATGATGAGATATTTTTCCCTTACATACAAAAAAACAATATAAAAACACTTGTTCATTTAGGTGATGTTGTTGATAGAAGAAAGTTTATCAACCACAATACAGCACACAATTTTAGAGAGAAGTTTTGGCATAGAATATCCGACTTACAAATAGACACACATATTATTATTGGTAACCACGATACTTATTACAAGAACACAAATGAAGTAAATGCTATTGAAAACCTAAACATAGGGCCTGATATAAAAATTTATACACAACCTAGAGAGGTTGATTTTGATGGTACACTTATACAATTCTTACCTTGGATTTGTGACGACAACTATGATGACTCAATACACGCCATAGACCACTCAAATGCCGATATATGTTTTGGTCATTTAGAGATAAAAGGTTTTGAAATGCATTCTGGTCATATGAATGAACACGGTTTAGAATCAGGCCAGTTTAAAAGATTTGAAAAAGTAATATCTGGTCACTTTCATAAAAAATCAGATGACGGCCACATTTACTATCTTGGAACACAATACGAAATTATGTGGTCAGACTACAACTGCCCTAAAGGTTTTCATATATTTGATACAGAAACAAGAGAGTTAGAAAGAATAGATAATCCTATAAAGATATTTAAAAAGTTTATGTATGATGACACAAAATACAACTATGACCATAGCGGTATTCAAGCTTATGACGGCTGTTTTGTTAAGTTATTTGTATCTCAAAAAACAAATGAAGAAATGTATAGTAGATTAATTGAAAGATTTTACAATGAAATAAATGTACACGAACTTGTAATTGTAGAAGACCCTAGCGATATAAGAACCACCGTTAGAGACGATATATTAGATCAAGGCGAAGATACACTTACATTTTTAAATAATTATATTGAACAAGTAGATAGTGATTTAGATAAAAGAAAACTAAAAGAGTTTGCCAAAGAACTTTATGTGGAGGCCAGCGAATGAGTAAGATAAAACAAGTTGATTATAGTCATTTTAATTGGGGACCTTATGTTATGAAAACAAAAATGCCTGATTACATTGTTAGAAAACTAAAAGTTGAGGGAAATAAAGCAAAAATTTCATACAATAATAAACTAGCAGGTCATTTAGATCATCAATTTTTATATCCATCAAAAGTACAAAAATGGTTTTATAATGAGATACACCCTATCTTACAAGCGTATAGAGATGGTCATTGTAAATTTCACGGTATAAAAGATTTAAGAGTTGAATTATTAGCAGACGATTTATGGGTTAACTATATGAAAGCTGGTGACTTTAATCCTAAACATACACACGGTGGTAGTTATTCATTTGTATTATTTTTAGATGTGCCAAAAAAACTTAAACAAGAAGCTGATAAATTTGGAGGCACTAGTGCTAAACCTGGTTCATTGTTGTTTGAATTTACACAACAGGCAAAGCCAAGATGGGCATCCACCGGCACAACAATTTTACCAGAGACAGGAGATTTATATATGTTTCCTGCTATGTTACAACATTGGGTTTGTCCATTTAAATCTAAGGTAACAAGAATAAGTGTGTCAGGAAATTTAAGAATTGGAAATTGGGATAAACTACCATATGATTACTTTTAAAAAAATAAAATATAAAAATTTTTTATCTACTGGTAACACACCAATAGAGATAGATTTACACAAGTCAAATACAACTTTAATTGTAGGTAGTAATGGTTCTGGCAAATCAACTTTATTAGACGCTTTGTGTTTTGTATTATTTAATAGACCATTTAGAATTATTAAAAAAGAACAAATGGTCAACACAATAAATCAAGGTGATTGTGAGATAACAGTAGAGTTTGATGTTGGTACTAAAAAGTTTAAAATTATAAGAGGTATAAAACCAAATATATTTGAAATATATCAGGATGGCCAACTTATAAACCAAGACGCCTCTAATATAGACTATCAAAAATACCTAGAAAATAATATAATGAGATTAAATTATAGATCATTTTTACAGGTTGTATTATTAGGCTCATCATCATACGAGCCGTTTATGA